GAGGTCGTTCTGGTTCTTCAGACAGACGATCTTCTCGCCCGGGCCGGTTGGCAGCCAGCCGCCCGGGCCACCTGAGCCGAACCCCGCCGCCCGGCGCATGGCGTTGTTGAGCTGGAGCCGGGTGGCATTCATGCCGCAGATGACCTGCCCGCCGCGCAAGCTCTGCTCCGGCGTCACGTCCGTCTTGCGCATCTTCCAGACGAAGGTGTCGTACTGGCCGAAGCCGATCGGCTCGCCTTGCCGGGCCATGGTGGCGAGGCGGATGATGGCGCTCTCCCCGGCCTGGCGATGGATCTCGGTCAGCATGATGTCGGGGGCCTCCTTGGTGAAGGCCCCTTCGCCCTTGATCGGCGGCAGCTGGCCGGGGTCGCCCAGCACCAGGATCGGCTTGCCGAAGCTCATCAGGTCGCGCGCCATCTCCTCGCCGACCATCGAGACCTCGTCGAGCACGATCAGCCTGGCATGCGCCGCGTCGCTGCGCGGGTTGAGGGCGAAGTGCGGCTTCTTCATCTCGGAGAGTGCCTGGCGCATGGCCTCGATGGCCGCTTCGGCGGCGGTGCGGTCGAACCCGGCGAGCCGGCGCGCCTCTTGTTCCGCCTGTTCGATCTTCTTGGCTGCCGCCTCGACTTCCTCCTCGGTGGCCTCGATGACGCTGTAGATCAGGCTGTGGATGGTGCGCGCGGGCGTGCCCTTGCGGCGCAGCACCAGGGCCGCCTTGCCGGTGAAGGTGGCGCTCACCACACCGGGCACGCAATCGCCGCCATCCCGGTCGCTCCGGTGAGGGTCGAGCCCAAGCTCCTCCAGGGCAAACTTGAGAACCGTGGATTTTCCGGTTCCCGCATAGCCGAACAGCCGGAACACCTGCTGCTCGCGGGGCGGATTATTGAACCAATCCTTCACCGCGGCGATGGCGCGGGCCTGGGTGTCGGAGGGGGTGATGTCGCTCATCGCGCCGCCCTCCAGCAGCGGTCCTGCCAGGGGCAGGCTGCGTGCCAGTTGCCAGCCGTCTTGCCGCCCCGGCAGACGGCCGAGGTCTTGTCGCCGACCGCGCGCGGCAGCAGTTCCTCGGCCTCGCTCGCCTGCACGACCAGAGCGGCGCGGTCGCTCGTGGCTTGTGCTAGCGCCGCATCGAGCGGCACCAGCTCGCAGTAAAGCTCCCAGGTGTCGCGGTTGAGCGCGGTGAACAGCGCCGGGTTAGGCAGATCGAGATAGGCTTGGTAGAGCGCCATCTGCGCGGCATAGACGGGCCTCGCGTGCACGACGCCCTTCTTGACTACCTCCTTCCAGGGCGAAAGGCCGAGCGCTTTGTTCTCCCACAGCGCCGGGAACGCCATCGGCGCCGGCCCGCCGAGCAGGCAACCATCGATGTGGCCCTTGAAGCGGCCGTCGAGCGCCCTGAAGCCGAACTGCCGCCCGTCAACCCGCTCGGTGCGAAGGTTAAAGCCGGCGGCGCGCAACCAGGCCGCCACCACCTCCTCGGCGCGGTGACCGGCCTCGAAGATGCGCAGCGTCTTGGGCTCGAAGTCCCGGCCCTCGTCCTTCGGCACGGCGAGGTAGTCGTACTGGATCTGGCGCAGGCACTCGCGGCCGAGGCCCGAGCTACTGACGTAGCGTCGCGGCGGCTGGGCGCGGTTGCGAACCACGAGCGCGGCATCGATCGCCGCGTGGATCGCATCGCCAATCCGCGTTGGCCGCGCGATGCCTTGATACTGGCAGCCCGAGGCGTGGTTGAGGTCGATCATCGCCACCCCCCTCAAAACGGAATCGGGTCGTCGAGCGGATCGCGCGCCTGCGGCTGGCGCTGCATCGAGTCCTGGAATCCGTCGACGCAGGCCTCGATGATGCGGTCGATTTCTTCCGGCTTGCGGTCGTGGAAAGGCGCCATGAGCCCGAGCTCGGTCAGCACCTCGGCCAGGAAGCGGCGAGCATCCTTGATGGCGCGTTGCTCCATGTCGGTCTTGTCGATCATCCCGTTGTTCCTTCCCGCGAGTGCCGAACCGGCGTCGAGGCAGCGCATCGAGCAGAAGCGGTGATCTGGAACCCGGTCCCGGCGGAGCTGGTGGACATAGCCAAAGCCGCGAGCCTCGCGGCCGCAGAGTGCGCAGACGCCTAGCCGAGCAAGAACCGGGTCAGAGCCTGCCCCGGGCTTGACCCGGGGTCCTCGTCTTGCGGGCGCTCCTTGATCCGCTCCGAGCCCATCGCCACGAAGCGGGCGATGGCGTTCGAGGCCATGGCTTCCAGATCGCCCATGGTCAGGGCGGCGATGGGCTGATGCAGCCTTCCGCGTCCTTCGAGCCATCCGCCCATCGCCTTCGCCGCTTCGCGCGTCACATGCGCCTGCCATTCATCATCGGTCATGAGCAGAGGCCCGCCCTTTGGCCACGGGCGGGATGCCTCGTTTTGCCTCAGGTGTTGAGCCAGGCCGGACCGGTGGCCGGAGCCGGCTTAGCCGAGGCGGCCGCGGGCTGGCCCACCCAGGGCACGCCCGCCGATGCCGCCGGCGCCGGTGCCGTGCCCCAGGCGGGTGCCGGATGGACGGGGCCTTCCGACGGCTTGCGCGGCTTGGCGTTGACCGGCTCGGGCGCCACCTTCTCGCCGCGCATGATCGCCGCATATTGCGGCTCGCCCGGCAGCACGACGTTGGCGAGCTTGTTCGCGTCCTTGTACTGCGGGCCCGAGGCGGGCTCGACCATGATGCGGGCGGCGAAGCCGATGCCGTCCAGCTGCTTCAGCCCCTGGATCACGCGCTTCTGCTTGGCGGCTTGGCTCTCGTCGCGGGGATCGAGGCCGAGCGCGCTGTCGATCATGGCACGGAACGCGCTCTTCGAGATGTTCCAGCCCTTCGACGCACCCTTCTCGTCTAGCTTGCCGCCGGCGACAGTGAAGTTCTGCCAGAACTTGCGCCTGGCGAAGGGGCCCTCGACGACGGTGAACTCGCAGTCGAGCATCTTGGCGTCGCTCGACTGGGAGGCCTTGAGAAGGCCGGCATCCATCGGCGTCGAGCCGTCGATGCCGCCCGGGCGGATGGTCATCTTCACCTTGGCGAAGGTGCCGTCCGGGATCAGTTCGCCCGACGGCGCCAATTGCGGCTGGGCGTCATTCAGATCGTACATGGTGGTTCTCCTTTGCTGAGGTATCGATCAGGCCGCGGGGGCGGACAAACCCGGGGCGGTCGGCGTTGCAAACGACGCCGCCACGGGTTTCCGGTTGATCTTGGCGAGCAGCGCGCCGAGGTCGGGCGGCTCGGTCATGTCGAGCTTGCCGCTGCGGTCCTTGCCCGGCAGGCCAAACGGGTTGCCGGCGCGACAGACGAGGCGGCGTTCGGCCGCCTTCTCGTCGAGCACGTAGGCGCCCGCCGCATCGCGCGAGAACAGGTGCATCGAGATCACCTGGTCGACGATGCCGGGCAGTTCGCGGCTCGCCTTCGAGCCTTCCATCTGCGGCTGCCAGGTGGTGAGGCTGAACTCGTTGGTGACCTTCTCGAGGACGCCGACGAAGATCACGGTCTTGCCTGGCGCGTGCTGGAGGTGCTTCAACGCCTGGATGACCTCGCGCCCGAGCAGGCCGTAGGCGCCGCGCACGTCGGGCTTGCCGGTACGCTCGGAATAGGCTTCCGGCTGCTGCTTGGCGTAGACCATCGCCTGACGAGTGAGATCGGTGATGCTGTCGACGAAGACGATCGACTTGCCCGCCAGAAACTCCTCGATGCCGCTGCCGGCGTAGACGCCGCGGGCGTGCTGGTGATGCTGCGCGCTGTAGTAGGCGTTCGGATCGGCCGCCGGGTCAGGCCCGCCGATCAGGACCACGAGATCGCGGAAGTCGACGAAGCCGCGGATCGGAATGCTGGCGCCCGGCCAGTCCTGGACCGACTTCATGCCGGCTTCCAGATCCAGGCAGACCGTGTGCTCGGCCGGCAGGCTCCTCAGCAGCGAGGTCTTGCCGCAGCCGGGCGGGCCGAAGATCGCGACCGAGGTCTTGTTATGCGCCGCCGACAATCTTTCGTCGGCGGTGACGATGCGAACCGGCATTCTGGTCTCCTTTTGCATGATCGGCCGATCAGGCGGCGGCTTCGGGCTCGGTCGGGTCGGGTGACGGCGGGGCGTTGACCAGGTGCCGAAGGATGACCCGCCCGTCCTTGCGGATCGGGCCGCCCCGCCGCTTGTCTCGGGTCTAGGACGAGGTCTCCTCGCGGATGACCAGCCGACAGGTTGCCCTGTCGTCGAGCGACGGGTGATTGGCGCGTGCGGGCATCAGGCGGCCTCCTCGGCGGTCAGGATTGCGAGTGAAAGCGGTGCGCGGCTCGGCCGCGGCCGGGCGATGGCGAGGTAGCTGAAGGTGCCCGGTGCGAGCCGGCGCTGGACCAGGTGGACGAAGTCCTGCTCGGCAAGCTGCATGGCGCGGTTGCCGGTGCGGATCAGCCCGCGGCGGTCCTCGGCGCTCAGCGGCTGGCCGTAGGCCGTGCGATCGAGGGCGAGGAAGCCCTGGTGATATTCAATGGCATCGCCCGGCGCGGCGGCGCCGAGCCAGGCGCAGAAGCCGAGTTCGGTGAGGATGGGAGAAGGGCTCGTCATCCCCATTGAATTACCGGCTTGCCCTCCGGGTACCAACTCGAAGGAGTTCGCTCTGCTTCGCCCGCGAACCGGAGAGAAAACAAAGTTGTCATTGCGGGTTTCCGAGAGAGCGCTGCCCTGCGTCCCCGCGGTCATCGCCCGGCCTCCCTCATCTTCTCGGCCTCGTAGGACTCGATGTCGGCGAGGCGGTAGAGCACCCGTCCGCCAACCTTGAGGTACCGCGGCCCCTGCCCCAGCCAGCGCCAGCGCTCCAGCGTCCGGTGCGAGATGGCCCAGCGCCGGGCCAGGAGCTTCTGGCAGAGATGGCGGACGGCGGGCTCGGGCATCCCGGCCTCCGGCCGGGGCGTGGCCCCCGAACCCCGATTCGCCCCTCGGCAAGCCGGTGGAGATTGGATATTCACTGTTTGTTCTCCTGATCCCGAATGAACCGGAGCACCCGGTCGGCGACCGCCAGGGTGCATGAGCGGCCCCGGCGCAGGCTCAGGACGAAGGAGGGATCGCGGGCCGCCTGGCGGCCGAACTCCGAGGTTTTCATGCCCGTGCGGGCGAGGAAACCCTCGACGGTGGCCCGGAACTGATTGCTGAAGCTGTCCATGGCCGAGAGTTGTAATTGGCGTATTCCAGTCAATCAAACATAAAAAGTTGTTAATTTCCTATTTGCGTGCTAGAGAGCCCCCATGCACCTCGATCCGGTCCGCCTCCATCTCCTGCAACTGGTCCAGTCGCGCGTCCCGCCGACCGACCTCAAGAACGCCTCGCTCGCGGTCGGGCGCAATCCAACCTACCTGCACCAGTTCATCTACAAGGGGACGCCCAAGAAGCTACCCGAGGACCTGCGCCACTCCCTGGCCGAGTTCCTTGGCTGCAACGAGGCCGAGCTGCGCCACGACGGGCCACCGGAGCGCCGGGGACGGCCGTCGGCAGACGCGCCGATCAACCTCGCCAGCCTGCACGCCGCCGGCTACTCCCCCGTGCCCGAGATCGACGTGCGGGCCTCGGCCGGGCCCGGCGCCATCGTCGACGGCGAGGTCGAGGCGCGAGAGACCTGGTTCTTCCCCGACAGCATGATCCGCCACCAGCTGCGGGCCTCGGCCAAGGATCTGCGCATCATCGCCCTCGACGGCGACTCGATGGAGCCGCTGCTGCCCTCCGGCAGCTTGATCATGATCGATACGGCGAAGCGCCTCCCCACCCCGCCGGGGATATTTGTTCTGTGGGATGGCTATGGGCTGGTGGCCAAGCGCCTCGAGCACGTGCCCAACTCCGACCCGGCCAAGGTCATCCTCAAGTCCGTCAACCAAGCCTACGAAACCTACGAGCGCGACGCCGACGAAGTGCACATCGTCGGGCGCGTCGTCTGGACGGCGCAGAGGCTGTGATGATGCGAGAATCCGGTTGTGACTACAGGTTCCGTCGGACAAACTTCACATCGATTCGGCCAGGCGGCGCGCAAGCAGCCGTGAACGGCCGTTGCCGCGCAGGCGAGTTGCCCACCAACCCCCATTCATCAATAGAAAGGAAACGACCATGAGTTTCACGCACAAGCAGGTCTGGCGCGCCATCGACCGCCTGGCCGAGAAGCACGGCCTTTCCGTCTCCGGGCTTGCCCGCCGGGGTGGGCTGGA